ATTTTCCAAAAAGGGCCGTCCCCATTACAGTATTCTGCCTGCTACCAGCGTCTGGTGCTGCCTCCGCCGCCGCCGGAACCACCGCCTCCGCTGAAGCCGCCGCCACCAAAGCCGCCTCCGCCGCCAAAGCCTCCGCCTCCGCCTTTTCCGCGGAAGATCATGTTTACAAACATACCAAGGATAAACCCGTTAAGGAAGCGCTGGTCTAAATAGAGCAGCAGTATGATAAAGATGCCGATTAAAATTTTAGCCCACAGGGGCATAGGCGACTGGTTTGCGGGTGTATCCGCCGCCGGTTGCGGCGACGGGCCTGTATCCAGGGAAACTTGATATTCCCGTGCTACTTCCTGCACTATGGCGCTATAACCATTCAGGATCCCTGTATTATAGTCATTATTTTGGAAATGCGGGATCATATAGGTATCCTGAATCCGGCCGGTTTTGGCATCCGGAAGGGCGCCTTCCAGACCGTAGCCGACCTCAATCCGGGCAACCCGTTCTGCCGGGCACACCAGCAGCAAGACCCCGTTGTTTAAATCTTTGTCCCCAATCCCCCAACCCCGCAGAATTGCCAGGGCATATTCCTCAGGCTCCGCCCCGTCCAGGCTGTTGATGGTGACGACAACGATTTGCGCCTTTGTTTGTTGCTGCGCAGAAGTTTGCACAATGGTTTGTTCCGTGCCGGTATCCAGCACACCGGCCTGGTCCAGTACGAAAAACTGGCTGTCAGGCTGCGGGATAGCAGGGGCGGCCGCTACCGGGAGAACAAAGGCAAAGGCAAAGACCGCCATAACCAGCCAGGCCAGCCCTGCAAGAAGGGATATCCTTTTCATACGGGTTCATTCCCTTCTATTATTTTGAAAAGTCAACTGTGGGGGCTTTGTCCGCGTTTTCAGCCGCTTTGAAGTAATCCTTGGGACCGAAGCCAAAGATTGAAGCATAAATGGAAGTGGGGAAAACCTTGATTTTGGTGTTATAAGCCTGCACAGCATTGTTATAATCCATGCGGGCTGTGGCGATGCGGTTTTCCGTGCCGGCGAGCTCATCCTGCAGGGCCCGGAAGTTGGCATCCGCTTTAAGCTGCGGGTAGTTTTCAGCAATTGCCAGCAACCTTCCTAGAACGCTGGATAAAGCCTGATCCGCCTGGGCTGCCTCCTCTACAGTCGCAGCTCCCGCCAGTTTTGCCCTGGCTTCAGCGACCTGGGTGAAAATTTCCTCCTCATGAGCGGCATATCCCTTCACGGTCTGGACCAAATTCGGGATCAGATCCGCCCGGCGCTGCAGCTGGTTTTCTACCTGGCTCCAACTGCTGTTGACACTTTCAGAAAGCTGCACCAGGTTGTTATAGCCGGGGGTGTTAGCGGTAAAATAAAATACAGCAAAAACGGCCACATAAAATACAGCAATTTCGGCCACTGAGTACAGCACCCTCGTTGGAAGAAATGGGATGTGTTACCATAAATACAGATCTCATTTCAGGGAGGAGTGCATCATGAAAAGGTGGCCTATGTATACAGAACTGCAGTCACTTAAAAACCTCGGTTTCAGCAAACGCCAGGTCGCTGAAAAGCTCCAGGTGGACTTTCGAACTGTGTCCAAGTACTGGGATATGGACCCAGACTCTTTTGAAAAGACCATTATGAACCGCCGACGACAACGTGACCTGTCCCTTTACGAAGGTGTCATCTTGGATTGGCTCCGTCAATACCCCGGCATGACCGCTTCGCAAGTGCTGGACTGGCTCAAGGAACACTACAGTGTTGCAGTATCAGAACGGACAACCCGGCGTTTTGTAGAGCAACTACGCAAGCAGCACGATTTACCAAAAAACACTGCAAAAGTGCGCCATTACCTGGCGATGGAAGACCCGCCAATGGGACGCCAGATGCAGGTGGACCTTGGAGTTGTTCATGTCAAGGATGCCCGCACTATCAGCTACCGGAAGCTGTATTGCGTGGCCTGTGTGCTGTCCCACTCCCGATACAAGTGGGGTGAATGGTTTACTGGCCCACTGACCTCTTCACAACTGGTAGCAGCTCTGGAAGAATGTTTCGAGTATTTGGGCGGCATGCCGGCTGAACTGGTCTTTGATCAGGATAGGCTGATTGCCGTGGACGAAAACTACGGTGATATCATTTACACCAAGGAATTTGAGCAGTTCCGCCAGCGTATGAACTTTTCTGTATACCTTTGTCGTGCTGCAGATCCACCAAGCAAGGGCCGCGTTGAAGCGGTTGTGAAATACTTCAAAAACCATTATGCCCGGCACCGTAAATTCATGGAGTTGGATTTATGGAACGACGATTTCCTGGCCTGGCTGCACAGGACCGGCAATGCCAAGTTGCATGGTACAACAAAAAAGATACCGGCAGAAGTCTTCTTACAGGAGAAGCTCTTCTTGAAACCGGTACCGTGCACAAGAAAAATGCTCACTCCTATTGTAACAAGACAAATTCACAAGGACAACACCGTCTTCTACAAGGGCTGCCGCTATACACTGCCGTTGGGTACCTTTAAACCCGGCAGACAGGTGCAGTTGGTGGAAGAAAACGGCATCCTGAAGATATTTGATGTTATAGACCCAGTATTGTTGGCAGAACACCCGGTATCTCTGGAAAGGGGCAGACTAGTACGCAACAACAATCATGCCAGGGATTACAGCGATACCCTGGATGTCATACAAAAAAGACTCCTGGAGCATATGCAAGACTTGGAAGGTGCTGAGCTTTTCCTCCAGCACATACGACAGCTTAAGGGGCGATATGTTCGCGACCAATTCAAGTTAATCGAGCGCCTACTGAAAGAATCCACGATTTCTGCTTTGCAGAAGGCTCTATCATACTGTATTACCAACAGCCTTTTCAGTGCTACGGAACTAGCTGATGCCTGCCGGTTCTTCGAAGGAGTCAGACAGCGGGAAATACAAGAACTTGAACAAAATCCCAAGGTGACTCTCCTCCCATCAGTAAAGACACAAAAGCGTCCGCTATCCGAATATGCGGAACTGGCGAAGGGAGGTGAAACACCATGAACCTTCTTTCAAGTGTACAAGAGCAACTATGCAGATTATCTATGAAGCATGCCTCAAAAGAATTGGAAGGCATACTTGAAAATGCACAACATCATGACTGGACTCCGTTACAAACCCTGCAGGCACTGCTCGCAATCGAACTGGAAAACCGCCAGGACAGCGGACGTTTACGCAGGCTAAAAGCTGCTAATTTCCCTTTCCACAAGACATTGGAGGACTTTGATTTCGGTTTTCAAAACAGCGTATCAAAACGGCAGATACAGCAGTTAGCCGAGATGGCTTGGCTTGAAGGCGCCTACAACATTATGTTTCTGGGACCCCCGGGGGTCGGGAAGACGCACCTTGCGGTGGCCTTGGGGATAGCAGCGGTAAACGCCGGCTACCGGGTATATTTTACTCAGATGGACCAACTGGTACAGTTTTTAAAGACTGAAACCATTTCGAGAAGAAGCAAACAACAGTTAAGGGCTCTTTACAATGCAAATCTGGTTATCCTGGATGAGGTGGGTTTCCAGCCCATCTCTCGCCAGGAGGCGAACTTGTTATTTGGGTTAATTAACCGACTATATCAACAAACCTCGGTGATTCTGACGTCCAATAAGGGCTTCGAGGAATGGGGAGAATTTTTGGGTGATCCAGTCATTACAGCGGCCATGCTTGACAGACTTATGCACAAGTGTGAGCTGTTCAACATGACAGGTGATAGCTACCGGCTTAAGCATAGGGAATCGATATTCCAGTAGTATCAAAATTTCCAGTTTTACAGGTGGTTGAGTGCTGTATTTTTATTGGCCGAAAATGCTGTATTTTTATTGACCGTTAACATTAGCCAGGTGGATGATCCTATTTGCCAGTTGCTGTTGGAAATGAGATATGTTAACGGTTGGTCTTGGGAAGCTGTAGCCGGGGAATTAAGATTTGATAGGAGTTGGATTTCACGTTTGCACGGTAGTGCCTTAAAAGAAATCGAGAAAAAAATGAAACACGCATCAAAAAGCAACAAAAAGCAATAAAAACAACAAGAAGCAACAGCCAACCCGTGCTATACTATAAAGTGTAATGGTATAGAAAATCAAGAACACCAGATGCTGTTTGAATAGGCCCTAGGGATAGATCGACCACGACTCCCGGGAAACGCAGCATTCTTGATATAGAGCCCTCAGGGATCAAATCCTTAAGGGCTTTTTCTATGCCCCAAATTATATAAACCACCAGCCTCTTAACTATGCGGGTGGGACAGTAAAAAATAAAGCTCTGAAGCATTTGCTATCGGGGCTTTTTCTAATACGGAGGTGTCTTATGAAAATCAAATGTATATCCTGTCGCTTTGCTACTATTGATGAATCAGCCAGCGATAGGGATTGGAAAGCTTATGAATGCAGCAATCCAGAAAGCGAATATCATAAATCCTTAATTAACATTTCCGAAAACGGCGATAAACATAAACGGATCTCCTGGTCTGGCTGTGACCAAGGGGAGAGGAAGGTGAAGACTGATGCCTCGGAAACCAAAAACTATTTGTAGCTACCCCGGGTGCCAGGCATTAACTAATGACAGGTACTGCGATGAACATAAAAAGCAGGTAACAAAAGAACATAACCAGAAAAGTTCAAAGTTCTATACTTACCAATGGCGAAAGGCCAGTAAGCAATTTTTAAAAGAGCATCCTTTGTGTGTTCAATGTCAAAAAGAAGGAAGGCTTACCCCGGCAACGGATGTGGACCATATAATTCCCCACGGCGGGAACAGAAAACTTTTCTGGGACAGAAAGAACTGGCAGCCCCTTTGTAAAAGTTGTCACAGTAAGAAGACTGCTGAAGAAGATGGCGGCTTTGGAAATATTTAGAAAGGACTAACTTAGCATTACTTCATATATCTTTTTAGTTCTTTATAAAAGTTTTCCCTAGTGCCAGCCATGATGATGACTACCATTTCGCCATTTTCGAGTTGAGATATCCTATAGGCAAGCTCATAATTGGTACGATTATAGTAAATATCGAGGCTGTAAATACCTTTTAGATCGCCAGATTTGGCGTCTCCTATTATTTGTTCTTATACTTACAATTGCTTCCTTGAATGAATTCTTTAGCTGCTTGTCTTTAAGCTTTTTAAAATACTTTTCTGCCATTGGGGTATAGACTACAGGAAGCATTATTAAGCCTCCGTTTCTTCATCGCCAAAGATATCGTCTGTTGGATCTATATAATTTACAGAGGCTGCCTTTGCAATTTCATCAGCTTCTTCGATTAACTTTTCAACAGCAGGCCTAACTTTACGATTGGCTTTTTTAAACTCGGTTAATAGCTTTTCACCTGAAAAACCTTGCTCGATTAGATCTTGTAAGATCTCCTCAGCAAAAGCGGGATCTTCTTTTTTCACAGGCAAAAGGATTAACATATCCTTAGAATAGATACAGTCAAGCTCTTTATCTAAACCTAAGGAATCAAAATATTTTGCGGGGATAGTGATCTGTCTTTTACTGGAGATATTAATCCGGCGTTTTTCCATTTGTCCATCTCCTGCATTTATATTTGTTGTTAACATTATTTTATGCTCCTTTCAACTAAAAATGCATAAGTAAGGAAACAAAGTTCCTTACTTAAATTGTAAAGCTTTAGGGAACAGTTGTCAAATTGATTTTACAATTAGCGCCCCTAGGGGGTAGACATCTTACGGGAAGCCTTGAAACGACAACGCGCCAGGGCCTTGTGTGAAAAATCGCATAATTCGCAAGGGGGGATTAACTAGGGATTTCGGCTCGATGACGATTTAAGTCTTCGGGCTTTTTTAATGCCAGAAAACGGAGGAGGTTTGTAAATGAACCAAGGGATGATTGTTCAAAAGATACCGGTAAGCGAAATTAATCCGGCCAAATATAATCCAAGAAAGGATTTGAAACCGGGAGATCCGGAATACGAAAAGCTGAAAAAATCTATCCAGGAATCAGGAAACCTTAAAACACTCAGCCGTTTTTCCGGTTAAGCTGCCAGCTTTTTTTATTAAACTGACTACCGATGTGGGGGATATAATTTATGAACCTTTAAATGGGTCCGGGACTACCCTATTAGCCGCAGAGCTGCTCGGTCGTAATTGCTATGGTATGGAGCTTTCGCCAGGTTATTGCGATTTAACCGTTAAACGGCTTTATCTCATACATGGCTAATCCTTGGAATTAAAAATATCATCAAAGCTAGCTGAAGGTATTTCACCAGCGGCTATAGCATCAGCTTCTTCTAGCATAACAGCGATAGCTTTTTTATTATTTTTACTTTGGATTTCAAACTGAGTAACAAGTTCTTCCCCTGAATAGCCTTGAGAAATTAAGTCTTTTAGAATTTCTACAGAAAACTCAGCAGCTTCTCTGTGTAAGGGTTTAATAATGATTTTGCCATCTTCAAGAGAACATTCAACCTCATTGTCGAGATTAAGATGCTTATAAAACTGTAAAGGAATGGTGATCTGGCGTTTTTTGGAAACGCTTATTATTTTCCGATTCATGACATCACGCTCCATTGCATTTGCAGGCACAATAATAACCTCCTTTATAGTATGCGCAAGTTTTAAAAATTACACACATCTCAGTATCCGTGTAATCATTATAACAAGGAAACAAAGAAAACTTAACTGAAATATTGTTGATTGGAGGGGTCAGGTTGAGAATAGAAAAAATACCGGTAACTAAAATCAAACCGGCTAAATACAATCCTCGCAAAGATTTAAAGCCCGGGGATCCGGCTTATGAGAAGCTTAAACGTTCCATGACAGAATTCGGATATGTGGAGCCTATTATCTGGAATGAAGAAACCGGCAATATCGTGGGCGGCCACCAACGGTACAAAATTTTATTGAAAGAAGGACATACCGAAGTTGAATGTGTGGTAGTAAAGCTTCCTGCAGATAAGGAAAAGGCTCTAAATGTGGCTCTTAATAAAGTAACCGGTGACTGGGAGATTGAAGCCTTAGCTGATTTATTGCATGAGCTAAATGAACAGGACTTTGATTTAAGCCTGACTGGCTTTGATGCTGCAGAGATAGAGGATCTTTTCAGTCAGGTACATGATAAAGATGTTACGGATGACGATTTTGATTTAGACAAAGCATTGGAAGAAGAACCTGTTTCAAAACCGGGTGACATTTGGCTATTGGGCAGGCATCGCCTTATTTGTGGCGATAGCACCAAAGCTGAAACTTATGAAAAATTAATGGAAGGAAAGAAAGCAAATTTAGTATTAACGGATCCCCCTTACGGAGTTGCCTATGAGGGAAGCCAGGGAACCATTAAAAATGACAATTTACAGGACGAGGAGTTTTATAAGTTTTTGCTTAGCGCCTTTACTAACATGGAAAGCATAATGGCTAACGACGCATCTATATATGTATTTCATGCAGATACAAAAGGCTTAATTTTCAGAAGGGCTTTTGAAGATGCCGGATTTTATTTGTCAGGGGTTTGCCAGTGGGTTAAGCAATCATTGGTACTAGGCCGCTCACCCTATCATTGGAAAAATGAACCCTGCCTTTTTGGCTGGAAGAAGAAGGGTAAACATAAATGGTATGCGGGAAGATCTGAGACTACTATATGGGAGTTTGATAAACCTTCTAAAAATAAACTCCACAGCACCATGAAGCCGATCCCCTTAATGGCCTATCCCATTAAAAATAGCACAGCAGTTAATGCTATCGTTGTAGATCCTTTTTCCGGCAGTGCTTCAACTTTGATAGCCTGTGAGCAGATAGACAGGATTTGTTTTGCCGCAGAGCTAGAAGAACGCTTTGTGGATGTTGGAGTGAAGCGATTTATCGAGTATGTTGGAAGTGATGAGGATGTCTACTTAATTAGGGAAGGGAGAAAGATTCAATATAAAGATCTGGAAGTTGGCTAACAGCCCACTTTTTCGTATAAGAGTCACACTTTAAGCCTCTTGCTATTATGAGAACATTGAGGGATATATGGTGTGACTATCTTATTTGGAGGTATTTTTATGGGTAGTAAGAAAAAAACTGATGGGTTAAAACCCCAATGTAGGCTGGTTGGAGAGGACGGCAATATATTCTTCATTTTAGGCCGGGTGCGGCAAACTCTGAAAGCGAGCGGGAAAAATGAGCAAGCCCAAGAGGTAAGCCAGCGAGTTATGGCCTCCGGCTCCTATGATGAGGCCCTAAGAATTATCATGGAATACGTGGATGTTGAGTAAGTTTTAACCCTAAATTGTATTGAAATAAATACTGTATTTCTTCAATAAAAACCTTGCTATTATGTGTGTTCTAAGTGATATATAGACTACCAAAAAACACACGAAGGGGGAAATACAGATGGAAAACAAAAACTTTTTAGCCGCCAAGTTTGGCATTGAAGTAGAATTTACGGGAATTACCAGAAGGCAAGCAGCTGAGGTTGCAGCCAGGTATTTGGGCGGAACCATTACAGAAACAAGGGACTCTTACGGTACTTGCAAGGTTACTGCCCCGGACGGAAGGGTTTGGAAATTCGTCTACGATGGCAGCATCTACACCCAAAAGAGAGTGAACGGAGAGAAGGTTTCAGCGGGCAGGGAATATAGCGTTGAGCTGGTTAGCCCCATTCTTACATACGAAAAAGACATGGCCACTTTGCAGGAGTTAATCAGAAAACTTAGAAAGGCTGGGGCCTTCTCAGAGAGGCTTAACAGAACAGGGGTCCACATCCACTTGAACGGGGCCGATCACACTCCGAGGAGCCTAAGGAACTTTATTAACATCATCTACTCCAGAAACGACCTGCTTTATGAAAGCCTGGAGATAGAACCCAGCAGGATGCGCTACTGCAAAAAGATGGACCAAGATTTGGTGGAGCGAATGAACCGGAAAAAGCCTACCACCTTTAAGCAGATAGAGGACATTTGGTATGAAGGTTACAGCGACAGCCGAGCAAGGCACTACCACGAAAGCCGGTATCATTTTATCAACCTACATAGCTTTTTCAACGGCTGCGGCACGGTAGAGCTAAGAGGTTTTAACGCCAGCCGACTGCATGCCGGGAAAATACGCACATACATAACCCTTTCCTTGGCCATGAACTACCAAGCCTTAACTCAAAAGAGCGCCAGCAGCAAAAAGCCCCAGGTGGAAAATCCTAAGTTCGCAATGAGGACTTGGCTTAATAGAATCGGCTTCATTGGAGAAGAATTCAAAAACTGCCGGGAGCATCTTATAAAGCACCTAAGGGGAAGTGCAGCCTGGAGATTCCAAAGGGCCGCTTAACTAAAAAAGACAGCAACCTTAAGGCCACCGGGCGGGGAACCGCCCTTTAGGTGGTATATAAGGGCAACTCTTGATATAAAGGGCCACACGAGGCCAAAGTGGGGCAGAGAAAGGCTCTTTGGAAAGGATGGGTGAATCAGTGGAGAGAAATAAAATTCTAAACTTAGCCTATGGTTCTAACTTGAATTTGGGGCAGATGGCTTATCGCTGTCCTACAGCTAAAGTCTATGGCAAAGGGATGCTTTTAGATTATCAGCTGCTCTTCAAAGGCAGAGAAGATAATGCCTATGCCACTATTGAACCAAAACGGGGAAGTAAGGTACCGGTGTTGGTGTGGGAGCTGCAGCCGGAGGATGAAAAGGCACTGGATTATTACGAAGGCTACCCCAGGTTCTATGAAAAGATGGAAGTGGAATTGAATCTTGAAACCGGGGAGAGAATTACCGCTATGGTGTATATCATGACAGATGAAGTGATGGAGAGGATTCAGCTTAACCTACCGAGCCGGAGCTATCTTGAAACTGTAAGGGTCGGTTATGCTAGGGCTGGTTTTGATAATAAATACATTGAAGCCGCTCTCGATATCAGCAGAAAAGAACAAGATTTACGAAATAGGGAAAGGAGGCAGGTGCGATGATTAAAATAAAGCAATGTAAATGCATAAATAGCTTGATATATCTTGTGTTTAGAGCAATGTATAGAGTACCAAAAACACAAGGGAGGTAGAAATTATGACTCGGAAAGAAATAGTAAAAAGACTTGGCGAGCACCTGGGAGTTACGCCAAAATATCTGTCGGTTCCCAGCTTTAACTACCAAATCACAACCGCTAATGAAATCTACACCATTGACCGGCATGGGGTTATTACCACTAGCGATGGGCAAGTAGTTAGCATGGAGGAAATTTTAAATGCACCGCCACCGAGTGCAGCAGTAGCTGAAGAGGAGATTACTGGGGAGATACCAATGGAGGCCGAACCTGAAGCTAGGGCAATTGCGAATAACGGTGACACACAAGCTCTTGATAGTATTGAAGTAAAGTTTCCTTTAGAGGGCCATTCAGCTTTAAGCCTTCGGAATCTCATTAACATGATTTACAGCAAACAAAACCTGATAATGCAGGCTTTTAAAACAGAGGTTCCTTTTATGGATGATAGTTTCGCTGAAGATCTAAGCAAGGAAAAAATCAGCACTTTAGAGGATTTTAAAGCAACCTTTGAAAATTTAGGAGCAGACCGGTGTCCCGGGCTGACATTTGATTTTGGGGAAGAAACCTTGACCTTTAAACTGGGCAGGATTAATCCGGACCAGGATATTATAAATGCTTTTACAGAGTTTACGGCTTTAATTAACACTTTATCTAAAACATTAAAGAGGGCATCTTTTAAGCAGACCCAAGAGGAAAATCCCAAATATGCTTTGAGGACTTGGCTCATTCGGCTGGGGATGAATGGGGAAAAATACAAGGCTACCAGAAAAGCGATGTTGGCTCATTTGGGGGGTAGTGCTGCCTTTAGGACGGTGAGAGAACATGAATAAAAAGACACCGGATAATTTCTTTACTCAGAAAACTTGTGACCGTTGCGGCGGCAGTTTAGCGGGCGGCAGAATCATGTCCATGTTCAATGAAGATTGCCTTTGCATGAGCTGTAAGGAAAAGGAGACAAAAGAATCTGACTATGATAAAGCGGTGAAAGCGGAACATGAAGAAATCAAGAAGGGCAATTATAATTATAAGGGTATTAAGGGATAGTTGATTAGGGTGCCATAGGTAAATCGAAGAAAACAATAGCAAGTAAAGGAACTTCAAGGGGGAGGTTCCTTTTTTGTATTTACATAAAAGTTTGGAATGAAGGAGGTGAAAGCCAATGGCAGGCAGAGGAAGACCACCGAAACCTACCGCACTAAAAGTGCTGGAAGGCAATCCCGGCAAAAGACCTTTAAATCAAAATGAACCCAAACCCGAAAAGAAAGCACCCAACTGCCCGTCATGGCTGCTTCCGGATGCCAAGAAAGAATGGCGCAGGTTATCAAAAGAGTTGGAGGAGATGGGGCTTTTAACTCGAATAGACATGGCCGCCTTTGCCGGTTACTGCCAGGCTTATGCTAGATGGAAGGAAGCTGAGGAATTCATCTCTAAGCATGGTTCCATTTTAAAGACAGCCTCGGGATATATTCAGCAGATTCCGCAAGTTTCTATTGCTCAGCAGAACTTAAAGCAGATGCGAAACTTCTGCTCGGAGCTGGGGCTTACTCCTTCAGCTCGCAGTAGACTCAACATTACTAACGCCGGTGGTGTTATTGAGGGAGATGCCATGGCTAGTCTACTGGAAGAAATACCGAATGCAGAGGATTTCATGGTTATGGCAGAAGATGACTAACGAGGAAGGAGGTGATCATCTTGCCTTTCAGTGAGGTTCATGCTAACCATGCTATCAACTTTATCCAGCAATTAAAACTCACCAAAGGCAGATGGGCAGGTCAACCTTTCATCTTGCTGCCTTGGGAGAGGGATTTGGTGAGCAAGCTATTTGGCACTTTGAGGGAAGATGGCACAAGGCAGTATCGCACCGCTTATTTGGAAATAGGGAAGAAAAATGGAAAATCGGAGCTCGGTGCAGCCATTGCTCTTTATATGCTTTTAGCTGATGGGGAGCCTAATGCGGAGGTATATGTGGCAGCTTGTGATAGGCAGCAGGCCAGCATCATTTTTAATACCAGTGTTAACTTTGTGGAAGGAAACCCGACTCTATCCAAAGTCACAAACTTAGTGCGCTCAACTAAAAGAATTGTTTACCCTAAGACCGGGAGCTTTTATCAGGTATTAAGCTCTGATGTGAAATCCAAATCAGGACTTAACGCTTCCTGTGTAATTTTAGATGAGATCTGGACCTATCCTAATCCGGATTTGGCTAAGATGCTCACTACCGGCTCTGGTGATGCCAGGACCCAACCCCTCTTTTTATATCTAACCACCGCAGGCAACCAGCTTTCCGGCTATGGCTGGGAAATGCACTGCAAGGCTAAAGATATCTTGGAAGGCAGAAGAGTAGATCCCAGTTTTCTTTCCATCATTTATGGACTGGAAGATGATGCGGATATTGAAGATGAAAACAACTGGTATAAGGCCA